CGGCGCGCTCAACAGCGCCACCTCCACCTCGGCCGGCGCGGCGCTCGCAAAAGCCGCCGCACACGGCGCGCTGGCAGCGGCGGCAGATATCGCGGCAGGCGCCGCCGACGCGCGCGTATCCACGCACGGTGCGGTGACGGGCGCCCTCGCCCACTCGGCGGGCCTGTCGTTCACACAGAGCGTCCCGGTCGAGCACTCGACATCGAGCGGCGATCTGGTCGCCGCGGCCACGTATTCGAGCGGCACCACGCAGACGAAGTCCACCGCGCGCGGCGCGCTCACGGTCGAGCCCACCAGCGCCAGCGGCCAGAGCGTCGTCAGGGCGGCTTCGCGCGCGGCGCTGTCCCAACGCCTTGGCACCGGCGCGGGCGCGGCGCATACGGCCATCTCGTCGGCGGGCGCGGCCACCCCGGCACCATGCCGCGCACGCGGCACGTCGCGCACGGGCGCTGTGGTCGTCGTGCCCCTCGACACGCGCCGCTCCGCGAGCTTCGAGCCGCGGCAGTCGCGGCAGAGTTTCGAGCCGCGCGCGGCCACCGCGGCGTACCGACCACGCAACAACAGATCGAGGCTCACATGAGCACCAACGCACCTACCCTGCTGGACCCGAAAGATCCGGCGGAGACGACCGACTACGAGTTCGATTTTTCGACGCTGCTCGCGAGCGACGAGAACATCGTGAGCTACGCCCTGGAGACGCCGGATGACCTGACCAAGGTGGGCGACAGTCAGGACGGCAAGGTGATCACCGCCTACTACTCGGGCGGCATCGACGGCGCCACGTACCGCCCGCGCTGCAAGATCACGACCGACTCGACCACCCCGCGCGTGATCGTGCGCAGCCTGGCCTTCCGGTGCGAGAAGCTGTAGACTCCGCTCACTTCCCGTAAATCTCCGGAGTCAATATGCACTGGTTAGCGATCCTGACCTCCTACACCATCGTCATCCTGATGGCTTTCGCGTGGCGCGGCGACCGCAGCCGCTCGCGCAAGCTGGAGCGAGCGATGGCGCGAATCCTCCGGACCCGCTACACACACCCCGAGGAGCTGTCCGCAGAGCTGAGCGAAGCGGAGGTTGAGTTCCCCGAACTCGCGCCGGCGGGGACGCTGGGCGTGACCGACAGCAAGGGTGAATTCATCCTTCGCCGCGACGCCACCAGACCCGAGCGCCCGGTCGTCCCGAACCCTGGTGAGACGTTTGAACAGGCTGCCCGTCGCCAGCGCGCGCAGGACGTGTTCGGCGGCCACCAGCCACTGCCCGGCGCTAAGATGCCGCCCCCGCCGGCGCCGAAGGTTAAGCCCGCGCCTGACCAGGACGGTAAGACGATCGAGTCTTGCAAGGCCCGGTTTAGCGACCACATGAACACCCCGTTTGGCGAGCCGCCGATTGTCAAGGCGAAGACCCCGGCCGCCGACCCGCTCGTCTCAGTCGCACACAAATGGGTGCTAGACACCGTCTACGAAGGACCGATCGAGGGTCTGATTGACTCGCGCAGCGCCGCCGAGGCCGCGAAAGACCTACCCTACGAGAAAGAAGTTCTCCGAGTCCTCGTGAAGCACGGACTGATCACCAAGCCATGAACCCCCTGCTCATCTATTGGTTCTGGTGTGCGGTGTTTCTCACCCCGCGCACTCCCTCTGACGCCCGAAAAGATAAGGAATCCTGAATGCCGTCCGGACGCAAGCCCAACACCGAGTGGGTGATGGACGAGTCGAGCGTGTTCGACCGCATGCAGATGGCGGTCGGCACCAGCTTTTCGCACGACGCCGTCCCGAAGTGGATCGAAGAAAACACGTACATCGGCGGCAAGAAGTACAGCTTCGTCGACCACGAGTACCAGCTCAAGATCCTCGCCTCGCGCAAGCCAGAGCAGTACACGAAGAAGTGCTCGCAGCTGGGGATCTCCGAGCTGAAGGTACGGCGCGTGCTCGCGCTGTGCTACATGATCCCGCACTTCTCCGCGATCCTGACGCTGCCCACATCGAACTTCGCCTCGATGTTCGCCAAGACCCGGATCGACCCGGTGATCCGTGAGAGTGAGCCTCTACGGGAGGCGGTCGTCGGCAACAACGACAGCACCGAGCTGAAACAGATCGGTAGCTCGCTGCTCTACATCCGCGGCACGTTCACGCAGAACGCGGCGATCTCGGTGCCGGCCGACATGCTGCTGCACGACGAGGTAGATTTCTCGGATCAGGACGCCCTCACCAGCTTCCAGTCGCGACTCACGCACTCGAAGCTGAAGTGGAAGATGAAGACCAGCACGCCAACCGTGCCGCGCTACGGGATCGACGACGAGTTCGCCAACAGCAACCGCTGGTTCAACTTCGTGCGCTGCTGCCACTGCAACCACCAGTTCATCCCGAGCTACCAGGAGCACGTGGTCGTTCCCGGCTTTCACGGCGATATTTTCTCGCTGGACAAGACGAAGCTGCCGCGCACGCGCTGGCGCGAGGCGTATCTCGCCTGCCCGAAGTGCAAGAAGAACCCCGACCTGAGCATGGACTTTCGCGAATGGGTCTGCGAGAACCCGGACGAGCAGCACAACGCCGACGGCACGCAGCTCTCCCCGTTCGACGCGCCGGGCTTCATTACGGTGCAGGATCTGATGCTCTCGCGCACGGGCTATAAGCGGCTGACCGACTTCAAGAACTTCGGGCTCGGGCAGACCGACGAGGATGAGCTGAGCGGTATCCAGCTGGCCGACCTGGACATGATGCAGATGGTCTACCTACCTGGGTTGGTAGGTTGCGTGCTGGGCATCGATATGGGTACGACCTGCCACGTGTCCGAGTGCTATATCGACGCGGGCAACCACCTGATGCAGCGGCGCGTGCACCGCATCAACTACAAGGAGCTGGACGTCGAGCTGGCGAAGATCGTCCAACGATGCAAGCCGATTGTAATGGTGATGGACTCGCAGCCCTACACCGAGACGGTCTACCGGCTCCAGCAGAAGTACAAGAACCTCTACGCGTCCGTCTACGTTCGGGCCAAGGGCATGCGGCCGTACCGGATGCTCGACGAGGAGGAGGACAAGGTCGACGCGCTGTTCGACGAGCGGCAGATCAACGTCAACCGGAACATTGCACTCGACTTCCTGATGGAGGACATCCGCGCCGGCCTCGTGGGCAACGACCCGATGCAGCCCGAGGAGGATCTGCAGGAGTTCCGCGACCACATGCGCGACATGCGCCGCGTGCGGATGGAGGGCGGCAAGAATCAGCCCGATATGGACATGTTCCAGTGGGTGAAGTCGAAGGTCGAGATCGACCACATGCACCACGCACTGCTCTACGCATGGATCGCCTCGAAGCTGCGCCTCGCCGCGCGCCCGGTGATCGCGGTGTCCAGCCTCGCGTTCATGTCGAAGATGCGCCTGAAGACCACAATCTGAGACACTGTTCAATTTTTGGCGCTGTTCACGCGGCGTGAACGAAGTCGAAAATTGAACAGACTTCAACCCCAGGAATGTATCGAAGGGTAACAAGGGTGGATTAATGCGCGGCAGTCGCTTAAAAATACGCGACGAGTCCTGCCCACCGGAGGTGCTATGTCCGCTGCTGAGCGTTTTGACGCCGCCCTGAAGGGTTTCCGGCACACGCTGGAGTTGCTGGACGAGCCGGGCCGATTCACGCGGCCCGTTCACCAGAGGCCGGTGACTGCGCGGCGCCTGCATATCGCGCGCCTGCTTTTACGCGCCGAGCGTGGCGTGCCCAACACAGAGCCTGACTACAACCCGGCATACTTCGTCGACGAGTTGGATCACCACTAGTCAGTCCCGCCCAGAAAAACCCCCGCAATCGCTCACTGGTCCGAGTGATTTTCTAGCCCGCAGAGCAATCTGCGGGCTTTTTTAATTCCGCTTCGATTAGAATTCCGCTGCTGGCCGCTCCCGGCACCCACCCTAAAAGATAAGGATTCCGAAATGAAAGTCTCTCTGGCACTCGCCCTCACCCAAGTCGCGTTCGGCTCCATCGGCCTGTCGGACGACACCATCGCCGGCAAGCTGCGCGTCTCGATCTACACCACCGACCGCGCGACCGTGGTCGCCACGCAGGACATCGACGACAGCAACGGCAACCCGGTCGCCGTGTTCGAAGGCGTCGCCGCTGGCACCTACATCGGCGTCGCCCAGCGCCTGACCGGCGACGACACGCAGGCCAACCTCGGCTCGCCGTTCGAGCTGAGCTTCGCTGTCGACGAGGTGAGCCCGCCGGCCCCGAAGACCTTCGGCCAGCCGAGCGGCCTGTCGGTGACCGTGGAAGCTGACGCTGCAGCGACCGCCTAAATGATCACGCGGCTGCTGCTCGCTCTCCTGCGATACATCCTCGGCAGAGGTGGGCGAGGAAAGCGTCAGCACCCTGCTCGCACCTTCGGCCAGCCGGTCGGCGTGAGGGTGCAGGTCGAAAAGGATGTTTGACAGAGATCGTCAGGACGACTAACCTCCGGGTCAACGACTGGCCCACCCGGTCGCCAGATCCAGAATACCGGTAAAGAAGTAAGCGCAACCCCCAGCGCACCCAGAAGTCAAGGTCGTTGCAGCAGGGCGACCTGTATCGCAGATCCCCGGTCTGCGGTATGCAGTGCTCAGTGGAAGTGAGTCCATGTTCGGCCCCGACGCCGCGTATCGAAAGGTGCGCGGCGTCTCTCTTTTCAGCGGCTTTCTTGCGTAGTCCTAACTAATCCAGTAAATTTCGGCTCAACACACGGGGTGAGGTATATGGCAGGCATTCGCGAGATGGTAAAAACTGTGCTGGGTTCGCTCGTGGACAACGGGCGCACCGGTGCACAGCAGCGCCTCGCGAAGCACGAGGCCGAGAAGCAGCGGAAAGAACCCACCTCGACGTCGGTGAAGATCGGCGCGCGGCGCGTCCCTACCGTCGCCATCACCGCGCGCGACGGCTCCGTCTCATACGAAGTCCTCGGCCCGGCCACGCCGGCGGCCGGCAGCAGCACTGCGGATCTGCCCGACGTCGCCGACCCGAAGATCAAGGGCAAGGGCGGCACCACCACCCCCACCATCTTCACGACCGCCAAACCGGCGACGACGTCTGCGCTCACCGACACGGATCGAGGGACAACCAACCTCGACCTGACGACACTGCGCAACACCGGCACGACGAAGCAGAACGTCCAGATCTTCTCGAAGGTCAACCCGGAACTCGCCGCGGCGGTCGACGCGTACGTACGCCTCGCGCTCACCAACGCGACCGCGATTGCCTACGACCGCACCACCGGCGCCGTCGACCCGGCGGGCTCTGCAGCGATCCAGCAATGGCTGCGCCAGAACGATGCGATCGGCCAGTACGACCAAGGGTTCAACCCGAACTACACGCTGCGCGCCCTGTGCGAGATGTGGGCGGTCGAGCTGCGCCAGTTCGGCTCGGCCGCGGTCGAAGTCGTGCTCGACCAGGCGCGCGTGCCGACACGTCTGCAGCCGGTCGGCTCGCGCGACATCAAATGGTTTCCAGGCAAGAGCGGCAAGTGGGCGGTCCCGGTGCAGGTGGTGGGCGGCCAGAACGTCTCGCTCGACATCCCGGCGTTCATCTACGTGTCGCTCGACCAGTCGCTCTACACCGCGTACAGCGAGTCACCGATGGAGCCCGCGCTGCAGGCGACCCTCTTTGGCCTGCAACTGCTCAACGACATCCGCCGCGTGATCCGCATCAACCTG